TCTAGCTGAACCGTATCTACCTATGCCATAATTAGCAGATGTAGTAATAAAGGCCATGACTTACCTACTATGCAATACGAATAATTGCGTTAGATGCGTCAGCCGTTGGAAATTCAATTGTTAAGTCACCTGCAGTAGCAGAGACTGTACCACCAAAGTCAATCACACAGATTGCTTTATTACTTTGAGAAGAGTTATAAATAATACAACCATCGCAAGACGTTGTTACATTTGCAAAAACTTCATCAGTGAAATCTAAAAAGGCAGTAGTACCTGATGTAGCAATAGCTGCGCCATCTAAGTTCTGACCACCCGCTGAGTAATTTGTACCCGTAGCTTCATCAGAGTTACCTGTAACATCTGAATAATTTGTAGTAGCAGCACCATATGTACCTGATGGTGAAGCCTTAATAAGTGCAAGTTTTAATGTGTTAGTATCCAAATCATGGATACCACCAAGAAGTTCTGATTTAAAACTTGTGCACATTGCAGTCGTAATAGCCATGATCGGTCCCTTTTAAATACAAGTATAGGTGGGCCACACTAAGCAGCCCACCCAATAGTTTAGTTACGCAAGCGTATCACGGTCTACTTCCGCAGCAGCTTTAGTAGCACCCATTGGGGCATATACTACAAAGAACTGGAAAGAACCTGCTGATGGAGCATTTGAACCTGCAAGCAATGCAGTAATGGTCGTGTCAGCAGTTGTGACATTTGTGATGCCGTTTACTGTGGTAGTAGTGGCAGCTAAAGTTTTAGCGCCATTAATATCAGCAGTACCAAGCATGTCAACGTCACCACCTGTTACACCAAAGCTCACTGCATTAGCACCACCAATAGTAGCTGCAGCAGTACACTCAGCGCCAGCAGCAAGAACCACACAATTGTTTGGAACTACACCGATTTCGTGAGTTGAGCTAGTTGTAAGACTACCGTGAGCAATCACGGCAGTCACAATACGAACTGGAGATTGGAAAGCCATTGTTTAGTCCTCCCTTATGCCAAGTTATATTTGGCGTTGACAAGAGCTTCTGGACGAAGGATCTTGCGGCCGTATAGATGCATACCACGAACAATGTCAGCAAAGCTGTCAGGGTCACGATAAGTTTCAGTCTTGTTGATTTGCTCCGCAGTTGCGACAGCAGAATCATGACCAGCTACGATAACACCGTAGTTAGCATTTTGGTTTGCAGAACCTGTAGTTCCTGAACCAGTACCAACTGAAGGCAAGTTGCTTGAAGTGTATACACGGAAACCGTGGAAGTTATTCAAGACCAGACCATTGCGTAGTCCACCTGATTCACCGAAGTCTGCGTTGAAGAGGCGTGAATCCTCGTCACGAAGTACTTCCATAAATACTGGGTCAACAACCAGCCACCGTCCTTGAGTATCAACTTGCTGTTGATCCAAGAGGCGAGCCATACGAGCAACAACCATTGCTGGTGAAGCTGTAGCAGTTGGAAGAGCTGTGGCACCAGGCAAACGTGCTGCAACTGGGATCGAGTGATCACCTGCAGAGCCTGTTGAAATGTTACCAAAGTCACCTTTTTTCAGTTTCATGCTTGCAAGCAATTCATCTGAACCAGCAGTAGATACTGCTTTAGTGCCATTTACAGTAGAGTTTACTGTATCGGCATCTGTATGCAAAGCTGATTGCTTGTAGCCAGCCAAGTAGCCAAGAACTTCTTGGTCGTGCTGGTCAGCCAAACGATAAGCTGCACGGTTGGTTGCAAGATCCATGAAGTTCACATGTGAATGAGCTTCCTCGATGTCGTCGATTTTGAAAGCAAAGTAGTTAGCTTTATCTACAACCAATGAGAAATCTTCATCGTCAAGATCTTGTGCTGAGATGTTAGTACCACGAGCATATGAGCTTACAGAAATCTCAGGTTCTTTAATGATTTTAACTGTATCACCTTGGGCAGAAATCTCCCCAAAATAATCAGAGTTGGTGATGTCACCACATACAGTACTCTTGCGGAAAGCAAGCTGTACTTTTTTAGAGTAGATTACGGAACTAAAGTTACCGTTAGGTAAGTTACCGTATCCCCCTGCTGTTGAAAAAGCCATGATAAATCCTCCTGATAGTTGGCTTTGTTACAAAGCTAATACCAATAAGAGGCTGTTACATTTTCTAGGGTGCGTAAATTTAACAGTCGGCCAACCGTTAGTTTACGGGCCTGTACTTGAACAGGTGGTTCTTTATAGTTTAGACTTGTGGAAATTGGGTTAGAACAAAAGGTAGTCATAAAGAGGCTTTTGTTCTATGTCCCTAGTTATACTATTGATTTATTGTTTGTCAATAGTTTATCTGGCATTACCAGATACGTCATAGACAAATTTACCGCTGCGCATTGCTTTGTTAATTTCATCTGAACGTTCTTCAAATTCTTTGTTAGACATTTTAGCAACATCTGACTCACGAATCATATCACTAGCATCAGCTACATCTACTTCAGTTTTACTACGTCGAGAAACTGGTGAAGCTGCTGCTTTTTTCTTTGCTTTCTTAGCTGTGTTAGTTAGTCCTTTATCTGACTTATACAGGTCAATAACACGAACTACTGAAGCTGGGTCATCTGCATTCTCATATAGCGCATCTTTAACCCACTTAGGTTGTTCATCAGCCCAGTCATGAAACTCATCTGCCTCACGTAGCTCATCAAAGTCTGAGTGTGACTTACGGATTTCATTCTCTGACTTAACTCGGTGAGCTTCTGCATGAGCTTCATCAAGTTGTTTGAGTCGAGTGTCAGCCTTATCAAACATTTCCTGTGCTTTCTTAGCTGCAATTGTTTCTACAATACCAGCTACATCAGGATATTCTTTGGCCCACTCTTCAATATCTTCATCAGACTTAGGTGGAATAATGCCAGCTTTAGAGGAAGCTTTTTGTAGGTTCTCTAACTTCTCGTCCCACTCTTTTTCCTTCTGCTGCATATGGCGTCTTAGATCACCATATCGTTTTTTAAAAGATTTTTCTTCTGCAGATAGCGTTGTTTCTTCAACTTCTGTATCGGGCGTTTCTTCTTCGACAACTTCTTGTTCTGTGTCTTCGGTTGATTCTCCACGTTGTTGAGCTTCAAGTTCTGCAATCTCCTTTGCTTCATCTTCCATTCGTTGTTTACGCTTTGCGTGATTGTATCCACGATCAACGAATCCTGCAGTTTTTGGTGTTTCCATTTCTGCTAGTTCAGGCATATTATTCTCCTTATGTTGGGGTCAGCCGTAGCCGAGTAGCCTTATTATTTTTTACGTTTCTTTTTCATCAAGCCGCCTTTATTTAAGCCTGAAATACCCATTGATGCATCTAACTCTGCACCACCTTTTCTTTCTTCCTCAGTTGTACCTTTTGTTGCTTGTTTAACTGCTTCTGTTTTATATCGATCCGATTTACCTGACAGGTTTTGATCTGCAATTTTTTGACCTGCAGTTATTTGAGAACTTCTTTCACTACGATCACTTTGCCTTTGTTGTATTTGCTCTTTTGTAGTTGTGTTATAAGAGGAAGGACCATCACCTGATCTAGGTAATTTTTTATCTGCTGCTGCTTCAACAGGAGCTTTCTTACCTGTGGCACTTTGAAATCTTGTGAAATCATTTTTTGTCCACTCATCAATATTAGAGGGTAGGTCATCTAAACCAGAAGCACCACTAACATGACCAGCAAATTGCATTGTTCCACTCGCAAGCATATCACCAAACGTGGAGTCTACGTAACCTGGGCCACCTTTTAAAGCTAAATCAAGTTTAGCTTGGGCTATTGCTGCACCTTCTGTATTTCCATAAGCTTTAGCAATCATTACAGCACTTCTTAAGTCAGCTACAGTATCTAAAACTTGACCTGCCATAAATAAACTACCTATAGTACCTACAGCAGCAAGTGGACCTGCGCCAAAGAGACCTGCCATACCTGCACCTTTTCTTAAGGTAGGGTCAGGCATATTGTACTGTTGATTAACAAACTTTTCAACTGACTCTGGATCAGCCCAGTTTACCTCTGAACCCCAGTTCTTAAAGCCAGTGAAGCTAGTCCCAGGAGCATTTGGAGTTGTTGGAGGAATAATAGGATCATCACTGTCATCAGAAAACTCTGAGGGAGTTGAACCTGTACTTCCCTCTACATCAGTTGGAGCTGTTGTTGTATATCCTTGCCCAACTAATTCATCGTATCTAGCTTGTTGAGCTGGTAAAACTAATTGTTCCTGTTCTCCATTAGGTCCATAAAGTGTTACACTACGAGGAACTAAGCTTGGGCCAGGAGGTTCATTACTAAAACCAAAACTATAATTAGTAGGCATAGTTATAGCTTGCCCAGGAGTCATACCTCCACCTGGATTCATAAAACTGTTAGAAGTTACATCTGTACCTTCGGCTGCGCCCATAGCCATATTTGGCTGAGCATATTGCATCTGCTGTTGTTGATATGGATCTGCTGGAACCATACCACCTTGAGCCATCATAATGCTGTTGATCTCGTTCATCTCTTCTGGAGATAGATCACCACCCATAGCCATTTGAGGTGGTGCAGGTTGTGGGCTATATGGTGTAGGAGCTTGAGGCATAGGTGGCTGCATTTGTTGAGATGGCTGCATCATAGGAGCGGCTTGTGGTCCACCAACAGGAACAGGCTCACCACCGATTCTACCATTAGCTTCCATGTTTTGCAAGCCGCTTTTTGCTTTATCTCGTAAATCTTCAAAGTGTTTTACACCAAGGTATCTTACGACATCAGCAGGTACTACATACTCACCTTCAGATAGTTGAGCAGGTATATCATCTCGTACTTCTTTAGCCATAGAGCCATTAGGTACTTCATTGCCTGACACTGGGTCCCGCTTCATGCCATCGTCTTTTAGTCCACCTTGATTCATAAAGGCCATTTCCATTTGTTCGTTCATAACTGCTCCACCTTTGTTAAAGTCTTTAGGTTTATTTCTAAAATCTATTTCGGGGTTAAACTGCATAGATTTTTCAGCATTGCCACCTATACCAGCTTCACTATTTAAATCGGGGTCAAAAAGTAGTTCGCCTTTTCTAGCTAATAGATCTTTTCCTAACCTTACTCCATCTGAAATAAGTTCAAGTTTTAAATCTTCATCGTAGTATTGACTAAACATCCTATCAACATTTTTAGGGTTTTCAAGACCAAAAGTTTTTGCAAGGTATTTTTTTCCTTCATCAAAATGATAGCTAGTTATATAAGTTTCTGCTATTAAGTTTTCTAATTTTGTTTGTTCTGTAAGAGGGTTAAAATATGTAAGTGCAGCTTCTTCTGCTCTCTGATCTATTAGGGGTAAATCTTTTTCTTTAGAAGAAGTTGCCCTAACTCCAACAGTCCTAGCTTCAGCTTCCCCTAAATTTTCTAAGTATTTTTTATAGGCTTGATTTTTTAAAGTTGTATAGGTAAAACCTATTGTATCTCTAAGCTCAAAAATAAGATCAAAATCTTTTGGTGTTGCTGTACCACCATTTAATTTACTCTGTAGCTTATCTAACTCAAGAGTTGAATTTGAAATTTCATCTCTAAGTTTTTGCAGATAAGGGTCTTTAGCCAGCTTAGTAATGGCTTTAGTGTTAGCTCCTGTAACACCACTTATTAAATCTTTTTCAAAATTTTCTATATATTGCACACCATGTTGTATTTCATGAAATAAAGTACTTTTTAGTTTTTCAATATCTTCTGGTTTTTTAGACTTAAATAAGTCTGCATTAAGGTTGATAGTTTTAGTAGATGCACCAAAACTACCATTAGTACCTCTCATTTCGCTGGGATTTTTTATGCGTACATTATATTTTTTTAATTGTGGATACCTATTAAATAATTCTGGGTGATTTATAAATTCCCCTAAGTCTAGTTCATCAGGTGCAATTTCATCTAGCTCTCCACTAAAAATACTACTTTGATTCTTAGGAAAATAATTAATCGTAGCCTGTTGGTCATCAATTTCAAACCTAAACATTTTAGTTTTGTCATCATAAACTAAGCCAGTGGCAGCTTCTATCTCCGCATCACTTTTACCAGAGTCTTTCATAGTTTTTGCTGTAGGTAGTGAATACTTGGGAACTTCTCTTTCTCCGCCAAATTGACCACT